CTTACTGCAAACAACTAAGTAGGTCTAAATAGAGCTTAATTAGTCTTTAAAGAAGGGGCTACCCTCTCAAACTCTCCCTAAATATGCGGGGTAGTAACGCTCGAGAAAGGCTCCTCTCCATTAGCACTGGGTTCAGATACATTTTCGGCTCTTTTCTCTTTAGAATCAAGGACTTAACCCCAATAATTTAATGGAAAGAGGTTTACACAAACTTGACATTTATAAAAAGAACCTTTTTAGAGTTTTGAGCTGGTCTGGCTCCCAATCTCCTTGCTCTGGAGAGCTTGGTAACTCCAGTCCATACTTACTTTCCCAGTAATTACGGAGATCTTCTAGGTAGTTTCCACTATATAACTCTATAAAAGTGTCGATAATGTAGGTGTATAAGACATCTCTATGGTTGCAGTGAGTAGAGAACGAGTCATGAATGAAGATCATTGGCAGTCCACTACCACTTAGCTTGGCGGCAACCATCCTGAGGTGAGTGGCATCACATCCATGAATAATGTTTGGTGCGATGGCAGATCTGTGCTTAGCTGTGTTGGGTATTTCCTTGGTGAAGTCTAGTATTTCAAGGGAAAGCTCTTTGCCAGAACTTAGCATACATACTATCTGTAGCCTCTCTCCCTTTACTTTACGCTGCATAGCCTCGAATCCATCCGGTGTTAGCCAGTGTATTTCTGTGTTACCTAGCTTAGCTATTGTAGTTGCACAGTCACTAACCCAGTCTACAGCAGCCCTTAAAGGCCCCAAAGTTTCGTTTAGGCGACGGTATAGGTCAGCCCCTAATCGTCCTGATACGGGCCGCTCCAGCCCCTCTCCCGACACCTTATACTCAGCCAAATCCCTGTCCCAGACATATTTTGCCCCAAACAATTTACTCATGTGCTCCATCGAAGTCATCATAGTGGCATTGTAGCCCCAAGTCATGACAGGTATTTTAGCTGCCTTCCTTGTAGCGAAACACTTCTGCTCCTCAGGTAGTGTATCTTTCCAATCTTCGGCCACCTTCTCATAAATGTCTAGCTCTGCTTCTTCCTTGTGCATACCTAAGTGTTTAGTAATAGCATTTGATCTAGTTACTGCTGACCAATGTTGGAGTCCAGAACACCTTCCATCCAAGGGTATAAATGCAGGCAATGCCTGTGTAGGATCTATCTTATATCGCCTGACCAAGTTAGCACAGGCGAGAAATGAGTACGGCTTATCTGCCTCTCTCCATACTTCCTCATATCTCTCTGGGTTTCCACCTATTTGAGATATTAAGTCCTCAGGCAAATCCAGCTCTGCATAGCCTAAGGCAGTTTCTAACAGTGCTGCGTACCCACTTTCTGTAAGTACTTCTGAGTGTACGGGTAAGATAATGGCCTTTTCATGGTCAGCACCCTGTGGAGTCATACCGCATGTGGTGCTTACATAGAGCCTAGAACGACTGTCAAGGAAGTAAGGATACCTAAACTCCTTACCCAACAACTCCTTAGCAGAGGACATCATCCTGTTATACATATACTCTGAGCCAGCCTCCTCAAACTTGGGTGGCATTGTCTTAAGGAGGTTGTAAATAAACTCATTTACTACGAATTTCTCTTGAGACATTGGCTTAGTTATCTGTGCTATCTTCTTATTTGTGACAGAGCTTACCCCACCACGGATAGGTGACTTGCTAATCCACTCGCCATTTAGCTTTGGCATGACTACTACAGACTCTGGAGCCTTACAATTGCCCAATTCAAGCTCTAGTAACTTCTTTGTTGGGACTACTATACGTTGATCCATACCCTTGTTAAACCTTAAATACCCAGATGCCTCCATTTCTCCCATGAATCTTAGGGAAATATTGAAAGGGTCTGTAGCTTCAAGCATCTTCTTGGCCATTCTAGGCACTGCTGAGTGCAATGGAAGCTCAAACAGCAGGTGCATGGAGTATAGGCAATGTGTATAGGCCCTAGTCCAGCGGCTTTTAAGATCTTTGTCCCATCTTCTTTGACTAACATCGTCCGGCTTGGTAAATCCCTTAACCCTTCTGGGTAGAGGCAATATAACTCCGCCATCTAGTATTAGCATACTGCCTCCTTAGTAGTTAAACGTCTGGTTCTTCCTTATCAAATCGGCACTCGCCCACTTTTGGTAGTCGTAGTTTGCCCTTACTTGACTCTTCTAGTGCATATACTTGAAATATCTTACCAATTGGTGTGTCTAAGTCCATGCGCCTGTTCCACATATCTTCTGCCATAGCGTGAGTCCACCCTTTGCCGAGCATACACTTAATCTGCTTCCCATCTTTCCATGAGAAAATCAGGTTAGCTACCTTCCCCAAATACTTTCCAGTACCTTCTTCCAAGCCTACACAGAATAAGTCGTAGTCAACTCCCTTGACCTTCTTCATAACTCGCCAGCCCTTGTGACCAGCTTCCCAACCAGCACTAGGGTCTCTAAATACCACACCTTCCTCTCCTGCATCTACATGCAAGTCGGTAAAGTTTTGTACTTTGTAAGAATCTGTAAGTGGAGTTATGGGCAGTACTTTAATATAGTTTCCCCCAATGGTGTAGCTCATAATATTAAGGGCCATATCCAGTTCTTCATGCCGCAAGCTGTAAGGCTTATCTGATTTACCATAGACAAAATCTTTAATACTTATCATGTCAAAGAAGTACATGTCCAAGTATGCAGGAATTTTACTATTTTCATGAGACAGAGGATTCACTCTGTTTGGATTTACTACTCCAGACAAGACTTCAAGGCTCACAAAGCTACAGCACAGCTCTCCCATGTATACCCCATTAGGCAATCTTAGGGAGGAAATAGAATTACTAATTAAGGCTGTATTAGTAAACAGCTTGCCTGTCCTGGAAAATATCTTTACTACTCCATCTTGAATGGCTGTCAATGCGCACACACCATCCATCTTTACTTGTCCAGCAAATTCTTTGCCCTTGTACTTGTCCGACACCTCATCGTAGTGTTTTACGAACTGAGTTACTTTGTCGCTTTTTCTGTGGTCTTTGTTGAGACCTAAATACTCAAATATATTCATATACATACCTAGTGCATTGTTGGTGGCTTGCTGGTTTCTAGCATCTTATCTATTATCTGGATAACGTATACTAGGGATTTTGCAGTGAACCTTAACACCTCTGTGGTATCTTCTCTGCTTAGCTTGTCTCTATTTGCATCATCTATCATAGTTTGGACAAACTTCTTTGCTGTATCTATTTCTATCTCTTTTGACATAAACTCTCCTAAGTGTGCCAGATTCTCTATGGCACAAATTTTAGTACTCTTCTATTAGTCTTTCCATACTAACAAACTCAACATCATAATCATCGTACCCAAATCTATTCTTGAAATGCTTAAGATGTACAAAACCTCTCAGCTCTGTATTGTTAGCTCCTCTATAGCTTTCATCGTGCATGTAGAAACTTCCAGCACATACACCGAAATGTGGCTTGCCTTGCATATTCTGCCTTCGGCCATATTGGTATTTCTGCTGATGTCCATGTACAAAGCTATGAGAAAACTTGTTGAGTTTATTCTCTATGCTTCCACCAACTGCCCTTGAACTTTCAGGGTTTGGTAAGTAGTGGATAAAGCATATCTCATCAATCCATAGCGGATCTAGGTAATCATTTACTGTCCAACCTAATCCCTCGACAATCTTAGTTAGATCAACAAACCCAGCCAGTATAGGGTTTCGCTCTATAAACCTATTCAGCCTAAACTCATGGTTACCCATAATAAAGTGCTTGTTTGGTTTATAAACCCTCTTCTTTCCTGCCTTGTTTTGTCGGTAAACTTCCTGAGTGATAAGGTCTAGGGCATCGATACCTCCTCTCAAATCATCAATAAGTCTCTTGCCTTCCATCTCGTAAGGAGATGCATAGGAGCTTAGGCTTGGGAAGTCCCAGTGATCTCCTATGTGGATAATGTCTTTAGGCTTATGTTTCCAAATATACTTGGAAAGTGACCTAAGGTGCTGGTCAGGTGCTCCAAGAAATACTTGGGGATCAGCAATAACTATCTTGTCCATATTACTTCCTCCGCTTGGTGGATTTCTGTTTTCCTGTTTTTGCGTCGAAGGTAGGGTGAATCAATCCAGAAGGATTCTTCTTGTGGTATTCTAAGTAGTCTGCCAAGTTTCTTAGCCAAGATATAGAATCCTTGTATGCCAAGTTACTTTTTGAGGTTCTAAATAGCATACCTGCTTTTACCTTACCCTCTCCTACATTACAGGACTGACACAAAGCACCACGAACCATGCCGTTTGCATGATCGTGATCCAGTGCTACTACGCCAGAGGCCAAGGCCCCTTTACAGATGGGACAGCGATATTTTTGCAAGGCAGAAAACTGCTTCCTTAGTGCAGAAATTCCAGTTGTTAATACCTGCCTTGCTACCAGTACTTTAGTCATTTTATTATTACACCCTTTATTAGGTCAAAGTACTCATCCCTGCCATCACATGTCCAGCGTTTTATTACTTCACCATCAAGCTCCCTTACCATAAAGAGCAAATTGGCTTGTGTCTCTATCGCCTCTTTCCAACCTTTACCAAACCTACTTTTATACTGCATAGAAACAGCGTGCAGCGCAGATTCCAGTAAGCTGTTGTTGCCTTTGTTGATAGCTGCCGTTGTGAGTATTTTAACTGCCTCCATTGGCCCGACACCTTTTCTCTTAAGGTATTTCTCACCTTTCTTAGCTCCACTTTTGTACACAGTAGGAATACGTTTACCACACCCAACGATGTAGTCAGTGTCATCACCAATAAGAAGTTGGTAATAAAATCCAATAGTTCCATCAAAATAAACCTTATTTGTAACCTTCCCAGCTTTAGACACTTTCTTATCTAATCTGAGTGTGCCTTCTTCTGAGATGTTAACCACTTTCTGGGTAGCATCATCTAAGTGCATCCCCGGAATTTGTCTTAAGTCTTTATCCAAGCTCCAAAGAATGGAGTTGGAGTTCATGTAAATGCCTAGTAAATCATCTGCCTCTAGTTTTAAGTGGTAGTGAGTGTTTAAGTTATCCAAACACCACCGCTTAGCCCATGCCAGATTTATTGGCTTATCTGCATCTTTCCGATTTGCCTTGTAATCATCTACTAAGTCGTCCCTAAAATTAGTATTGGTAGTGACGAACATGATGTAGGTATCACAGCCAGCAGACCTCAACAGATTATCTATCTTCTTGTTTATGTACTTAATAATCTGTCTTCGAGAAAGGTCGTCGTCATCATTAAATACGCAACAAGTCTGGTATACTATTAAGTCTCCATCAATATTAAGTGTGGGGCTTTCATAGTCCAGCAGACCTAGATCAACGAGACTCATAAAAGTCCTTTACTCCAGCATCGCCAGCCCAAGCCACAGCTTTCTGGTGTGCATCTGAGTAGGTAAACGCAGCAAAGATAGCTGTTCTGCCATCCCAACTGGTTGCTTGATATGTAGTCATTAGTATTCTCCAAACAAACAAGCCCCACCAATTAAGGCAGGGCTAGTTGTATCAAAAGTTAATCAAATACTGGATCAGTATTTGTGTCTTCTTCTTTAATATCTTCTACTTCAGTCTCTTCCAACTCTTCCAAGTCTAGGGAGTCCATGTCTTCTTCTGCACCTGATGCCACATACTCAATAAGTTCAGTAATGCAAACTAGCTGAGGGTATAGGTATAAACCTTTTGCACTTTCTACAGGACGGAACTGGAAGTGTCCTTTTGAGCCATTACCAACATTAGTATCTTGGTCAATGGTTAACCCATTCATATCCTGAACCTTACCACGAATGCCGATCTGGTTGATTGGGTAGGATTCTTTACGAACTCCATCTTTGTTGGCCTTACCGACTAGGCAAGTCTGAGAGAACTTAACCAGTACCATGTCATCTGCTAAGTCTCCTTCATTGAGGAAATCATAAGCTTCTAACAGGTCGTCCTTCTCCCACTCACGAGCATTTGGTAGGTTCTTAGCACCTTTCTGATCTTTCTTTAATTGCTTAAAGCGGTCTTCAGAAATAAGGATTTTGACTTCAAATGAGTGAAACTCTAAGTCAAATGTAGGTGAGTTTGCACCAGAGATAGGTGGCTTGTTATCAGTATTTAACTGCTTGACTGGCCGACTTACTGAGGTGTACATAAAGATAACATCTTTTAGTGTTACGATATTTGTTTCTTTCTTTTCTGGTTTTGCTGTCATAGTTTTGTCTCTAGTTTTAGTTAGGTTAAATCATCTTCTTTAACAAAGATTCCGTCTACCATCATGCCCTTGCGATCTTTAATGTCGTTCCAAGAGTGTTCTAGGCATTCAAGTATTGTGTGGTTGTGGTACTTAGAGAGTACTACCAGCTCTGCTACTACCCTGTCTATAGCTCTTGCTGGATGTACTCGCTCTTTGCAAATAATATCAGATAGATCCCCCAAAAATAACCCTATGCTAAGAGTTGACACAAATATTCTAGTATGTCTATATACATGGGCTAGCGTAATTGGGTCAGAGTTTGGAAAGAATATAGGTTGGTTATTCCTCACTGCAAGGTTTATAAGGACAACTAACATATCCCCAATATCGTCCACTACATCAAGAGAATTATTTGTATTCTCACAAAGCTCTCCGTACTCCTGTACTAGCTTCAGCATCTGGTTCTTATCTGTTGATCCAGATATTAGATTTCGGTCATGATGCCAGCCAGAAATCTTACTTACCATATTCTCTACTTCGATATTCATAAGTTCTCCAGGTCTAGCCCGATTGTGTCATCATCAATAGTACCGATTAAATAAGAACTATTTTGCAGTTCCATGTTTGCTGTTTGGATCTTGCTAGGGTCAACATACTTATCCATGTACGGCAGAGGATTCTCTCTCGGAGCCACAGGAGCTTTTAAGTCAAACAGCTCGTAAGCAGGCTTAGCTGAGTACAATATGTACTCTTTAAGCATTTCAGGATTGCATCCTATTACCTCTCTACCATCTGAGAAGACATAGCTAGCAGAGCTAAACTCTCTATTCACAATACTATCTAGTAGTCTCTTGATAGAGGGCTTATTTGCCTCAAAGTAAGGCTGCCACTTCGCATCTGCTTTGAGTATACTTATTATCTCGTAGCTCATTCTTGTGTGAAGAACTTCATCTCTACAAATGAGTTGCACTAACTTGCCAATGCCCTGAAACTTTCCAGTCTCCACAATGGCAAAGGTAACAGCAAATGAGGCCATAAATGCAATTGACTCAAGCCCTAGCAAAGCTGCCAACACCATAAGTATGCCTTTCTCCTCATTCTCTACGTTATTCTCTAGTTTATCAAATACATCAACAATGGTCTTGCTTCTGCTTAAGATGTCTGCGTCTGCGTAGATGTCACTGATTAACTCATTAGGATCAGTGAAGGTCTGCTTGATAATATGGCTGTAGGTTCGTGCATGGATTACTTCAAAGAAGCTCCACAGTGTAGCCAAGTTCATTAGCTCACTGTTTGAGATGTACTTACCCAAAGTCTCAATGATAGATCTTGCTGCCACAGAATCTGCAACAGTTTGCCACATCAAATTCTTTACCATCAGATCAACAGTGCCCTTGTCAAGAGCAATCATATCCATTTTATCTTGAGTTAAGTCTACCTCAAACTCATTCCAAATCTGGCTAACTTGCTCTTGGTATAGTTGCTCTAGTTTGGGGTATTGTACATTTACTGTATCAATAATCCCCAAATCTGGCCCAAGGAATAGCGGGTAGCCATCCTTGTAACCAGTGTTGTCCTCGTTAAATTTAGTCATTGTGTTCCTATAAAGTACAAGTGCCTTCGCAGGCAGTTAATGGTTGTTGATCTTGTATGCTGCCTCCGTTGTAGTCATTTGTATTTAGGTAGTACATCGACTTCAACCCAAGGTCTGCTTGAATTACCCACTCTTTGATCATCTGTGACATCGACACTCGCCCATTACCAACGTAATAGTCAGCAGAGATGCCTTGATCTGTATACGCCTGAAATGCTGCGTATGCTTTAGACAAGGTAATGTTATCAATATCCCAAGCGTACTCCTCTACTTCAGGTGCGATATATTGAATAGATCCCTTACGAGATTGCTTGTTGATTACTTTGGTACGCACTGGGTATAGCCCATTTGTCGCATCACTAAACAGTGCACTGCTTTCTGTAGGCATATGAGCCACTAGTACACTGTTTGCTCTAGGCTTGCCTCGTAGTGCATCCCAGTTGAAGTGAGTGACCCCTGAGCCGCTCTTTGTGTCAATGGGTAACCAGTCCTCACTAATTCCTTTTACATGCCCAAACTGGGGTACTAGGGCTTGTGAAGCCTTAAGTAAGAAATAGTAGTGTCGCTCAGCAATATACTCCAGCTCTTTTGTGTCAGAGTACTTAAGACCTTCCTGTGCTAAATAGCCAGCCAGTCCTGTAATACCAATACCCAAAGACTTCCTATACATTAACTTCCGCTTTAGGGATGGAGCAAACATGGTAGCTTTCTTCATTAGGCTGTTTAGTGTAGCTACAGCCACATAGCAAACTCTTTCGTAGTCTCGCACCTCTATCTTAGAGATGTTTATAGCTGCTAAAGTACAAAAGCCAACCTCTCCGTAGCTCCCAGCACTGTATAGATCATTCATATCTGAATAGGGCTTGGTAGGAATAGCAATCTCCATACACAAGTTGGACTGGTTAATTTTGTCAAGGAAGGGAGTGTGGAAATTTGCAGTGTCTAAGTTGAAACAGTATAGTCGCCCGGTCTCCTTACGCACAGTCAAGAAACTCTTTAAGATCTCTCTGGCCATGTACTTGGGCCCCAGACCTCCATCAAGAGAAACTGTCTGTATCTCTAAGTCTTTCTTAACAGCCTCTACGAAGAATTTGTCGTAGCACATTGAGTAGTCTAACTTGTCAATGCGCACGTTCTCAGGAGTTCGCTGCGACTTAACCATGATGATTTCCATCACCTCTGGGTCATATACACTGAACGAGACTGTGGCACTACCACCACGAGAGACCTGTGTAAACATCTTAACTGACTTATCTACAGATGCGTAAATAGGCAGCTTACCTAGGTGCTTTACTGTGTCGTTTCTAACACTGTCACCAATGCTTCGGGTGTTAAACTTAATTCCTATGCCAGCCTTCTTAGCGGTCATGCGATAGGCTAAGTGATCTGCCACCCCAATTGAGGGAATGCTGTCTCCGCCTTCCATAACACTACAGCTAATCGTATCCCAATCACCATTACGCACACCGTTCAGTGTTGGTGTAGGTAAGTTAATCTGTCCTTTGATTACACATAGAGCAAGGTCAAAAGCCAATTCGTTATCATTTGGGTGAGTAGAGTGCCCGATGGCTAAGGCTCCAGCATGGGCTGTCTCAACTGGTAGTCCGTCAAGCTGTAGCGAGTACTTATCCATCCACTGCTTTATCTGCCAATACTCTAGGCGAGTACTGAATAGCTCTTGGTACTGAGCTTCCATCTTCCTATCATACTCAAACTCTGTCCATAGCCCTAGCTCATTATAAACTTTATATAGGTCGTGGAAAGAGCCTTTGTCTGACACTCCAATACGCTTCATATTCTTGCGAAGTTGGGCATAGAGTAATCTTGCAGCTACTCGACTGTATTTAATCTGCTCTTTATCAAGGCAGACGTTAATCATAGTCTGGTGAATTTCCTCAGTGGATACTTCGCTTGGCAAGCGGGTTACTGTGGATGCTTGAATCTCTTCCCAGTCTACTGAATGTTTGGCTGCATACTTAGCCCAACGACCTACTTTTTCTGGATTAAATGGCTCCTTAGAGCCATCTCGCTTAATTACCATTCTGCTCATACTATACCTTAATTAATTCTTGTGTATTTATGATCTGGGGAATACACAGTTTGTCCCACGTCTAAGCTTATTACTTCTTTCTCAAAACTCTCTCTTTTACCTTCAGCTATGTAGTATAGGAAAGGTATATCCTCTCTGTAGGGATCAACATCTGAAAATTCCAAAACAGATCCCGGATAATTTTTACTAGATACCACCCATCTTTTAATCATGCTTAACTCAAGAATGATCTGTGTTGAGACCAACCTTTGAAGTTTGCATAGAAATCATCATCCTTTTCCGGTGTTGCTTGGTGTTCAAATGGAGAGGCGTGTATAGGTTTGGAGGAAACTAGCTGCCTATATATTTTCAAGGCTTTATCTAAAGAATCATCTAAGACTCTATAGCTTACTTGGGCGCAACATGAAGAGGAGATCATTATGGCCTGCTGTACAGTTAAGTCTGTTTGGTCTTCATTATCTATATAGTAGGTTAAATTCTCATATTCTGGGCAACGATAGCGAGATATATAGGGAGTGTGCCACTCTCCTCTACAGAGCTTAAATGGTACACTTTCTTTTGCAGCAGACAGCATAAGTTCAGCCAACACCCTAAACTCTGGCTGTGCATCTTTGTGTGCTCTTAACTCATAGAAATTTTGCCACTCTGTAGCAGTAACCACCGTTTTCATAGTCTGGAAAGGCTCAAGAACCCTGTTAACTATCTGCTTGTGTAGCCCTAACTTTTGTAATTCCGCAGCTTGCTCAACAGCACTACTTGCTGCCTTTAGCCAGACCTCTTTGCACTTCTCTGGATTAGGGTGCTCTTCTTTGGCTTTCATTCCAGACATGTCCATGCCCCAGAAAACTGGCGAGGCTGTAGCTTCTAGTACTTGATCCATCATCTTCCAAATAGGAATAGCCCTAGAGCTGGCAGCGTTGCGAGAAAACACTCGGTGAGTCATTAGTTCACTGTGTATAAATCTGGGGTACTCTAACTCAAAGGTTATTAAGTCAATGCCCTGACTAATACTGTGCTGTATAATCTTAGCTGTTATTTTCACTTGCCTTTTGCTCCTCTATGAAATCTTTAAAACTCTCTTCAGATACTTTCAGTGCTTGCTCTACTAAACCAGTCTTGCTTCGATTATCTATAAAGCTGTCTGTGTAGTGGGCATCAACAAGAATAGCACAACATGCCATTACATGAGCTAATTCATGTTGCCCCGACTCTTCATCAAAGTCTACCCCATCTTGCCATTTTAGGAAGTGTCGATTGATTGCTCCGATATGTGTCTGAGCATCAACTCCAGACTCTCGAAAGTTGTGGAAACCATACTTATAAGCACCACCAGCCATTACGTTAGCCATCTGAATCATGGGTAGCGTGGGCAGTGTGTGCATAGGAGCCTTGATAGCACCGGCAGCCTTCTTGGGGTTTACTAGTGGGTCATCAGATAGTGGGCCTGTAGCAGGCCCCAACTTACTCTCCTCTAGCAAGAACTCCCAGCTTATAAAGCTTATGTGTCCACACTTACTCGACATGAACTCTGGGTTACGCGATAGGTCATCTCTGTGTAGTGTTATTCGTTCTCCTACGGGGAAGGTACTTGCTCTAGATCTTACTACAAACGTACCCCCCTTATTGTAGGAAGTAGTCCCATCATTTAGCGGGTACTTATTAGTGGATTTCGGCATAGCTATCTCCAAAGCTTACATCACAATCAAGTTTGCGGTTTAGTTTAAGTTCGTTATTTACTTTATCTATTGAGTCTTTCAAAATCTTAGTCATAGCTTCTCTATTTCCTTTCGGTAGCTCCCAAATTCCCTCATCATGAAACTGGGCAGTTAGTTGCTCTCGGGCTTCAAGGACATGGTATAGCCATCGGTCGAAAGCATATGTGCCTGTAGACTGGTTAAGTGTTGAGAAACGATCTTTCTCTGCTTTTAAGTATACCCACATGTTAGACACAGGATTCCATAACCACTTCATGCCTCTTGAGTTCTTAACTAGGCACTCGTCAGCAATCGCATTCAGAGACCAGTTTCGTTCCCAGTATGCTGTGTGTAGCTGCTCTCCAAGGTCTTCGCTAACATTTGCACTACGGGCAATAGTAGGCCCAGTAGCACCGTAGGTAGCTGCGTAGTTAGTACTCTTTCCTGCATGTCTTGCTAGGGATATTTTGTCAAACAGCTCCTTCTGCTCCTTTTCTGGCAGTTTCTTCATTTCTGCAAGTGTCATAGACATGTTTGGCCTCCTTTAAGGTGTTATAGCAGCCTTTGCTTTTACTTTGAAATCTTACGCTAAACTTTCCTGCATCTTTTCTTTTAAGTATGCCTAAACATCCTAGTTCAGAGTCTCTGTGCCCTTCGCTAATGTTTAACCCATTTTGTGACTTGGAAAGTTCTCTTAGGTTGCTTTTGCAATTGTTTAGTTTATTTGTGTCTTCATGATCAACCAGTGCTGGCCACGAAGTATGGTAGATCCAGTATAGTACCCTGTGTACGTAGTACCTCTTGCCCAGTATTGATAGTGTTTTGTAGCCTCGAAGTCCTATTGTCCCCACTTCAGAGTGTGCCCTCCATTGCTTGTAGGTATTTCGTCTTAAAAGTTTGCCATCCTTGGCGTAGTAATTGCTTGATATGTATTCCTCAAGCTTTTCTAGTGTTGTTCCTTGTACCATCCGTAAAACTCCGACTCATCCTCTGTCATTAACCCTGCTGCTACTGCCATATCGCAGTGAGGATCAAACCCTGACTTCATCATGTCTCGAACATAGTCGGGGTCATGCTTCCACATATAGCTTTGTTTAGTGCGATCCTCAAGAGAGGACATATCACTTCCACACAACTCCCACTTCTCACCTTTAGTAGTTAGTAGGCTGCGGATAAGCTCTCCGTGGGGCTTGCGAGTAGATGGTATATTTACACAAATCTTATGCTTAAACCGTAGGGTATTAGTAAGGCCCTGAATAGCTGCATAGATAAACCCGTTGTAATCTACATTTGTTATGAAGCCGTTTACTATTGATAGCCTGTGCTTAACAACTGACATATCCTCTAGGTATTTTAATGCTGGCTCATACTTAATTAGAGCAAGTACTGAATCACATAACTCATCAGTTTCTTGATTCTTAATCTGGGGAACCTTTCGTACTTTGTTTGTCTCCTTATTTCGGACAAACTTAAAGCTTTCGGGAACCCAGCCCATGTAGAATAGCCAGTCCTTAATCTGTTGGGGAGATCCAGCATTAGGCTCTTTGTAGCCTGTGATAACCACTACCTCACCAAAGAAGTCCATTGGATCTCCGTGGTAGTATTCTTCAGGATCTACATTCTTCTCTACAGTTTCCTTCCAACGTTTGCCAGTAGCTGACATATCTCCATTTACTAGGAAGGGCTTCTTAGGACGAGTCCTCTTGGCCTTAATAGGAACTTGAGGCATATTCTTCTCAAGAGCTGTCTTGGCTTCCTCAAACTTTTCAGAGAACATTTCTGAAGCCTCTGTACACTTAACTAAATCCAGCTTCCACTTACACTTCTCTTGAAGAGTAGCCTGCTTAGCCTTAAAGTTTAGGTGTCGGATTAAGTGCCAGCACTCTTGTGGGTTTCTGTATAGTAGCATTAGGTGCTTCCATACCTGCTTCCATAGGGCTACTTGTATCTGTACATCTACTTCGCAACGCTCTACATATTCTTCTAAGGTTAAGCCTACCCAATCATCAATTTCTACTTTGGATATGCCTAGCTCTTCTCCCCATATAGCTAGGCCATGCCTAACCATTTTGGGGTACAAGTACCAAGACAGGAACAGAGTATCAATTACCTCTGCCTCCACCTTGATATTATAAATCTTTTCTATTGCAGGCGCATCAAATGCAACTCCATTGTGCATAATGAGGATGTTGTTGGGGTCAGTAAACAGTTCTACTATGCCCTCTTTCTCGGTGTGTGTTCCTGCATTCAGTACATCCATGCTTGGTGACATTTCTGCATAACTGGTGCAGTACACCTTAGTGATCCCATCTAGTAGGTTGTCACCCTCAATATCTGCACAATAAAGTCTATGTTTCATTCTAAGCTCCTTAGGCTATTCTATCACTGCGTAGTTGCATTCTAAAGGTTGACTCTTTTATAAGTACGGCCATCCTTTTCTCTCTTGCTATGTTGTATGCCACAAGTGCTTCTTCAACACTATTGAAAGTCCCAAGGCAAGTAGATTTGCATCTAAAACTTATTTGAGCCTGAAACTTATCCCTGTGCCTATGTACTCCTGTTGGCAACCCCTCTGCCCTTATTTGCTTACTTGGCTGATTAAAACTGTTTAATGCTTTACAAGAATCTCTTAGGTTGCTTGGACTGTTATTTAACTTATTTTGATCTATGTGATCTATAATATCCGGCCAGTATCCATGCCAAATCCAAAATACTACTCTATGGGACTTTAGCTTTCTACCTAGTATATTTATGTACCTATACCCTTCTCTTAAACTTAAAGTACCTGCTTCTTCTCCAGCCAAGAACTGTTTGTTAACTGCTACTTTCCTAATTAGCTTTCCATCCGCCAATAGTAAGTTTTCTCTTATATATTCTTCTACTTCATTACTAACTCTTTTGGCCTTCATTTTTAATGTATATTCCGTCCCCTATGTAAAATCCTAAGCCTGGGGATTCTTCCCAGCCATCGGTGTTCATTACTGTAGGTCTTGCGTTTATGTTTACGCCAAGGTCTAGGTCTTCGTCTAGGATCTCAACTATTTCTGGTAATTGTGTCATGTTATGTTCTATCTATTTCAAGGGCCATTTTACCCATTTCTCGGGCTAAGTTGTTAGTCACTGCCTCATTAGCATCTTTGATGCCTTTTGGCTTTTTGGCTGAAGCAACTTCTGGCCATAAATTTTTAGCAGTTTCTACTGCTCTCTCTCCTACTTTGTCGCTGTCCAGTACTAGGACTTTGTATTTGAACCTGTGCCTCACTCTATTTTGTATGTGGCTTAGGTTCATTGCTATGCTATCTCCGCCCATAGTAAGCGATACTACAGGGTACTCTTTGTTTCCTCCAGCAAGTGTTAGGCAGTAGTTTAGTGCTATTGCATCAAACTCTCCCTCAGTTATCCAGAGTGTGTCTCCACCTATCCTTAGTGCTCGTACCAGTCCGAAGACATCTACATCCTTAGTATCTCCCACACACCAAAAAGTTTTCTTGCGAAAGGGTCTAGCCTTCCAACCAGATAACTGTCCGTAGTCTGAGAAAGGAAATGCTATAGCGTACTTAGACTTTCCATCAAACTCACTTAGCAATGTCCTGCATCCCCAGCCCTCAAAGAACTTGGGTGGGATACCTCTATAGGGCCTAGCCACGGAAAATGGCTCGCAACTGGTAACTACGTCAAGCTCTTCCTTAATTTGCTCAACAGTCTTTACTACAACTGTTGGTGCAAGCTTGCCTGCGTATGGGTCTCCCTTCTGTTCGTAGCACTTGCCAAAACAAAATGAGGAGAACCAAGTCATGCCTAGTTCTTTATCCTCATTTGTGAAAGCCTGTACGGAGTCAGAACTGCCGCAATCTCTGCAAGGTATTCTGTCTCCATACGTGCTACTATTACTCACTAAATGATTCCATAATCTGAATGCTTGATAGTAAGTCTTTTGCTTTGTTTCTTGCAACTTTTAAATCTTTTTTACGTGCGTCCTGTTGTATCTCTACTGTAGCGATCCTACTTAGTCTATCCTTTACAATCTCTTCTTGTGCTAAAAGTGCTTTTCTTAATATCTCAACTGATATACTCATATTAATACTCCAACTATTTTCTTACATATTAGGGCAGACTCAACCTTACCAATCTCTATTATGTCCCTTGGCAAAGATCCTCCCAGCATAATAGCTGGAGTCTTCCTACCGTTAACTAGTGGCCGCCGTGACCCTGCCTTTATCTCATAGCCAAGCATTTCAAAGTGCTTACATAGCAACTCTCTCGCTTGGGGCAAGGTCACACCAATATCCAGCTTAGTCTGTATCGTCATAAAGATGTCTAGGGTCTCTACGAGGAGTAGGCCCTTGTATCCTCTTGATGACAACTCAGCAGACAACAAGGACATGGCCTCGTCATCCAAGCTGGATTCACAATGCTCTAAGTAGTTGAAGATCCCTTCCTCTACCTTGTGCCTCGTTCTTACTGCGTACTCATAAACCTTTCCTAATTCTTGAAAGGCAGATACCAAGTGGACTTCTTTGAGTTTAACGCTCTGCTCTATCCCTAGTCTTACAGCCTTAATAACCCGCAACATTTCTGTGACGGTAATTCTCTGCCAACTGTATCCCGATTTTCTACCTGTAGGGCTAGTGTAGTAGACAGCATAGCCCTCCTTGGCTAAGTAGTGAGCATCCTTTGCTTCTATGTAGTCTATACAGGCATCAATCAAGTCGTGCGAACTACTCACTTAACATACATCTCTAAGGAGTTGTTTAGCATTGCCCTCGAGTGTCGCAGTGCTCTGGCATTAGTCTGTATGGCCCATTTTGAGTCCATCATTTCGTTAGCTGCCCAAACAAAGTTATTACCGTCAATTGCTGCCCACATCTTCTTAAACTTTAGCACTCCATAAATGCCCAGCTGGTATGCCATAGATACTATAATAGCTTTCCTCTCTGTGCTTAGTTTGTTAAATGCTCCAGATACTGATGATAGTGTTAACCTAAACACCAACCTGCTCACCTCTTCTCTTAAGAAACTTCTGGCGATGTCTGGAGTTACTCTTATTGGGAAATCGTCTGGGTTCATTCCTTTTTGAGTGTGCAGCTTAGTTCCGTAGCCAACCGTTACATACCCTTCAGAGCACAAGTATGGCACAGCCCTAAACCCTTCTTCAAGTTCTATAATGTTCTCAATCATTTGCGTTATGACCTCTATTTCCGGTTTAGGTAAACTTTTGTTTACATTAGTTTTTACAACTATTTCAATTTCTTGTGGTGCTTGAGTGGCTACCTCTCCAGTTTTGTAGGTAAGTATTTCCATAAATACTGAACAAATCAAACCAATAAACAGCACCACAAGAATTGCTATCCTACACATCTCTCGATTCATAAGCTCCCCATGGACTCATATCTAGTAAGTTATCATACTCGTCAAGTATTTGACTGTACTCTATCTGGAACTCCCTATGCACCCAAAGACCTCTGACTAGCAGGCAAGTCCTTACAGGAACCAACATTTTCTCATCATGCTTAATAAATGCCATGACTTCTTCTATTGCTTCCTCCTTAGGCTCTATCTCACCCAGTTCTAGTTGATCTTCCTTGTTCTTGATGTACTCATCTAGGTAGTCATCAAATACCCACACATCATCTACTTCTGTACAGCTATCTTGTAGACAAGTTTTAACATCTTCTGAGTCGTCTACTATGGCCTCTACACAATCTTCCTTGTGCTCATACTCATCTTCGAAGGTTAGTATAGAGTCATTCATGTGAATACATCCTCTCGATGACTGTACTACGTCATCAGTTAGGTAGTACTCCCCATCTTCTGTCTCTGCTACTTTCTCGCCTCCAACCCAGTACGTACTTCCGTCAAGCCAGACTGTAGTATTGTCCCAGCAGTCGGAGCACATGAACTCTTCTCTTTCACTACAGTACATTTCCTCTTCTTGATTAGTGGTATCTCCACAACGCTCACACCTGCGGGTATTTAAGTACCCATCTACATCTTGTGTTGAGTGCTCCCCATAGTTAGTAAGTTCTATACTGTACTCTCCTATAGTTGCCCTAGTTCCACAGTCTAGGTACGGACAAAGTACTATGTCGTCTTCTTCTATCTTGCTTAAGGTACACCCTTCTAAGTCTCCAGAGGTATATCCCTCCACCTCTAACAAAGACTTAAGCAGCTTTGAGTCTCCATAAATCGTGCTGTACATAGGATTTTCTTCATCAGACAGGTTTAATACTGCCCTAGCCACAATCCTATCTTCTACCTGAGCAAATCCTACACCTATATTAGGGGACTCATAAGCTCTTACAGACCTGCTCGTAGACATGCACGAGGTTGGCCCTGTTTCGTATACAAACTCTATCTCATCTCCTGTTCTAGCTATTTCAAGTTTTACCCCTGCATATTGCTTAACTAGGGTACTCATGCTAGCTGATAAGTCTGGTATTGTGCTCTCTGGTACTCCCAGTTTATAGAGCATTTTACCAAACTTCATAAATCTTTTTGTAACCTTGTCTACCTGAACTTCTACCAAGCCTGTCTCTAGGTCTAAACCTATCAAGCCCTCAGGTAGGCTATCCTTAAACTCGCCAAACACTGCAAATTGGTCTAGTGCATCCATTACTCTTACAGCTGATATAGGTCCTGAATCTAGTGCGCGATGTTGCCACATAAAAATCTCCTTAGCTCAAATTAAAAAGCCCCACACTAGGCAGGGCTTTTGTCAAACTAAGCAGTAGTGCTTAGTCTTCTTCGCCATCTTCGTCGTCAACTACAGGGCCAGGCTGGCCAGCTTCTTGCCATTGCAGGAAGGCAACGATTACGTTGGACTTACCTTTGGCATTCTTTGAACCGGCTTCGATACCAGCGTGAGCACAGAAGTCAGCAGCGATTTCACGCTGTGCTGCACCGTTCTCATACTCGCTCAAGGCAGCCAGTGCGTCAGCTTCTACTGGGAAAAGGACGGGGCCTTCACCAAGATCAACTGCGAATTGGCCAAATACTTCTTGAATCTTATCGTTCATATAACTTCTCTCTTTAATGTACATCATGAGCGGAATTGCTCGTTGGTAGTAAGATACCAGCTATCAAGCAGACTTAAGAATTTTGTAAGTACTGCGTGGATTATTAACAAGCCTTAGGGTAGCTGTTTTAAGGCTGCCTAAAGGAGTGCCAGATATGTCTTTGAATATTTTGTTTCGTTGGGTGTGTGGAATCTCTTCGTATTTACGATCTTCCTGAGTTTCCTTAGTTACACCGGCTAAGCCTCGTAATCGTTTTGCTGTAGCTCCTCTCATGGCTTAGCTCCTAACCACTTCTTCCGAGAAATCTTTAAAGGCTTCCGATTCTGCCTAGCTCGCCAATCATCTACATCATTTGCAGAGCAACCATGGCTTGACGTGTGTACCTGATTCTTAATTTCACCATTCTTCACGATATTCTCCAGTTCATTTAAGTTAGTTTGCATCTAATTCTCCCTCTATAGTCACATAATCAGAGGCCCTTGACACTGCTGTGTAAGCCAGCCTAGTCTTTTGCTCTTGGTCACGTACTGTGTTAATGTCCCATAAATCAATCAGGGCATGGCTTAGGGTAGTCCCTTGTGCCTTGTTCACGGTCATGGCATAGGTAAACCTAATATCTGCACAACCCTCTTTAAGGCTATAGAAAGCTCTCCATCTATCTTTAGAGCCTTGCTCGTCACCATCTAGGAGGCAAGCTTTGGCCTCGTTTGCTATCTTCTTCAGCCTATCTTGAAGCTTTGCAGGGCTTGCAGGTACAAAGACTGTCTCTTCAACCTCTTCTCCCTCTGCATTATTAAAGGTAATAAATGCTCCTGCCAGACCATAGCTCTCAGTCTTCTCTACCTCTGCTACTATGAGTAGTTGGTTGTTCTTAATTAGTACATCATCTCCAGTTGCAGTAGGGATAGCTGTGTTAGCCACCATCTCCTCTCCCACGATAGGGGTAGGGTCTGACAGGCCCATTACCTTCTTGCGTATTTTCCTGTTCAAGTTAAGGCATCGCTTGTTTGTGAAGGCTAACACCTTAATATCTTTGACATTTCCATCACGTACACCTGCCTCAAAGGCTAAGTATGCGTATTCCTCTATGTCATCCACTACTCTTACACCCTTGCCAGACCCGTCAGTGTTTAACATGGTCTTTAGCTCAGGCTGTCTTGCACCATCCACTGCTTTCCTATAGGCTAGGGAGAGCTTGTAGATCATATCACCCTCATCAGTACGCTTTGGTATCGTCAGGGTGAACTTTGTTTCTGTTGCATCATAGGCTGGGACACATAATTCCTGCCCATCCCGCACTACTGGGAAGCACTGCTTATTGTCACCAATAAATAGCACCCTAGCCCCTGTCTCGTCGCACTCTTGCAACAGTAGTCGAAGCTCGTCATGCCCAGTTAGTCCTGCTTCATCAAGCATGATGAGCATGTTAGACGTTAAGCGTGGGTCTGAGTTGGGATCTCTCATCTTGGGAGTACTTAAATATGTCTCCCCAGTCTCTTTATCTGCCTTAGGAAGCCAACCCATGACACTGTGTATTGTATTGGCCTCTCGCTCTGTAAATTCAGACAAGACAGCCACAGCGGAATGGGTCATGCTTACCAATATTGGTTGGTAATTGGAGTTCTTCAGCACTACCTCATCAATAAGGTGCTTAGTCATGTGTGACTTTCCGAAGCCAGCCCCAGCCCACAAACCAGCAGTCTGTATAGTGGTGTTGTTTAGCCAATCTTCAAACTCTATGGCTACTTTCTCTTGATCTTCGTAAAGCCCTTTCATGATTAAGTCTCTATTGTTAGGTTAAGTCGTCTAGCTGCCTCTTCCAAGGCTTCTCTGGTACTAAGCCTCTTGTTCATTAGCAGCTCACAAATAACTCGTACATCAGCTAATCGGCTAGCATCACGGAAAGCTGTGTATTCCTCTACATACTTCTTAAGTGCAGTGTCTGACTCTATTAAAGTCCTGTTGCTAGTTTGGTTAATCAGCTTAACAAGCTTAATTCTGGTTAGTGGGCGATCTGTTTCAGACAAGCAAGTTACTGCTCTTACTTTATATCGCCCATCCGCTACTAGTAAATCAATTATCTGTCTTGCCGATATGTCTGCATCTAAAATTAGCTTTGCCATTCTAAGCCCTCACTGTATCTTCTATTTGTTTGTACAGTATATCAACACACTGCGATACTTCTTCTAGGTTATACCCTTCAGAGATCATGGCTACTAAAATACTAACCTTCAACCCTGCTTCTTTGTAAAATTCTTCTGAGTGTACCCTTGGTTTTGGTTTTGGCCTATTCATATTCATAATCATCCAGACAAGAAAGCTACCTACGTCTGTTAAGACCATAGGTAGCTTAGTTAGTTAGCCCTAGAAAGGGTTGTCTTCTGTGTTTACTGAACCCATTACGCAAGGCTCATCACCATTTGCTTGGGCTAACACTGTAATGTTACGCTCATCTTCGAGCCAAGTAGTGAATTCTTCGTGTGACTCAGCAACCTTGACATCGAACTCGCCTGCAACAGCCTTCTCACCGAAGTAAGCTACCGAGACAATTGAACCAACAGCAGCGGCTACGTCAGCATTACTGAAGTTTCCGAAGTTATTCCACTCATCATCGTAGTTAATTGCTACGCGATAGGGTAGGTCAATGTCAAATCGGTTAGGATGTACATTATATCCTCGGTTGTCACGAAGGATTGCTTCTTTGCACTGTACAAACTGCTCGTCAGTCATTGGTGTACGACGCTTGCTTGCATCTACTTTGTTAAGCTTGCTCATTTTTGCTAGGATTGATGTGGTCATAGGATTCTTCCTTAGGTAAAGTTAGTTTCTTGATTAGTTTCGCTACGGCTCTCCAACAGATTTCTAGAAAGGCTAACCATAGTAATATACATACAGCTACTGTTATCCAAGTAATCATGTTAAATCTCCGTTGTAGTGCTGAATACACTACTAGATATGCTCACATTCACCAAGCTAGGGTATTAAGCCTTGATGTTTAGAGCATATTTAGTAATATACTTTGAGTGGGTTAGGTATACTACAGGCCGGTTACTATCTCAACAGTTGCTACACTGCACTTCGATAGCCTCCCGGCCTGTAGGTATTCCCAGCTAAAATATTGGCAAAGATCTTTTAGTCGCAGCTAGTCCATGTGCATCCCTTTTCGGGAAGGAGACTGCGTAGCCATCGGGAGCAACCCCGAATCAAGCCCAATCTAAGTACACCCAATAATATAACAACTCCTCGCCCGCTAAAGCTTGAAGTAGAGTTACCACCTCCTTATTTAAAGCCGTTTGGCTGGTTACGGATTACGCATAGTCACCTTGCACAATGCATCGGGGGCTAAGTTAACTTCGTTTCTACAAAGAGTAACCAACTCTCCTTACAATGGTTTGGCTGACATAAGTCAGCAGTGCTTTCAACACCTTAGCATGTTCTCCATACTAGCCAGATAGTTTTAATTGCTTCTGACATACGCAAAGCTATATATTTAAACTGGCGAGCAACCAGTATGAAACTGCTCCAACACTAGTAATCGGGCAGTTAGACATTTGGACGCCGACCTAAAGCAGGCATGACTTACATAGGTCGGCTAGAGCCAGATTTACTTGAATGCAGACTCTAATTATCAAGGCCATTAGCTATCTGGCAGTATTGAACAACACCTCGGAACCCCAAGACATTGACAATTTGGTTGCCAGCCAGTTATTAAGGCTGGACTAAGAGCTTATGCTTTTACTTGCCTGCTCCCTCAGTGAGGTATGAACAGTACTCCTGTGGCAAGGTCTAGGTCTCGTTTTGTGGGCTAATTAATAGCTAATATGAGATGCCTAGAGGAAATCTTTAATGTGTTTAATCTTTTGTCTTTAAGGTGTTTAATATTTGGTCTAAGCTTTCCCCAGATTTGAGTATGTTGTTGCGGTGTCTTTTCCAAGTCCAACCCGTATCTACCTTGACACGCTCTCCAAGGTCTCCGATCTGCTTGTTTTGTGCTAGGCAGATCTCTGTCAATTCATTTACTGCTTCTGTTAAGGCGTTGATTTGTAGTTGTAGCGTTGCATGATTCATTAGATTCTCCAAGTTGAGTTGCCCTCTAGCCAGTA